GTCAGAGAGGTAAAGCTCAAGTAGCCTTGGGTAATCAGCGTATTGGTGTTGAACAAGACATTATGTCTAGTGACACTTATGCCACTGATGAAGATCGGTATGAGGCATTGCAAGAGGCTTATCAACAGTATCGTGATGGTATGGCTGCAATTGATGTTAAATACTATCAGGATTTGGAAAACCTTCAAAATCAGTCCCAAGCTGCTTCTTTGGCGGGGTATGGTGCTATGTTTGGCATGATGGGTTCAATGCTGGATGCTTATGGGGCAAAAGAAAGTACAGCTTACAAGGTTGCATTCGCCATGCAAAAAGGGTTTGTTCTTTCTAGTGCGATATTAAATGCGAAAGGCGCAATCATGTCGGCGTGGAATGACCCATCCAATGTGACTATGTGGCAAAAGATAGCGGGTGCGGCAGCGGTTGCAGTGCAGACTAATGACCTAATGTCTGCGATCCAGGGTGTGGCCTTGAGTGGCATGGCCCACGACGGTATCGACAATATCCCGAAGGAAGGCACATGGCTTTTAGATAAAGGTGAACGTGTTGTTGATAGTCGGACGAATGCTGATTTGAAAGGCATGATTGCCAATCAGAAGAATGGTGGTGGCAACGTAGAAATTAATGTGCATGTCACCGACTCAGGCGTAACAACACAATCTAACCAATCGGATCAAAAGCAACTCGGCCAGATGATCGGCAATGCGGTGCGTGCCATTATTCGACAAGAGCAACGGCAGGGAGGGCTTTTATCAAAATGAAAACGATAATAGCTATATCACTAGCCTTAGTTATTTCCCTAATCCTATACGCAGCTTCATTCCTGATTCGTTCAAGCCACTATAAAATTTTCGTAGTGGCTTTT